CTCGCTGTCGTATTGCTCTGCGGCCTCTCTGAGCCTTGTGACGAGCTTTCGTTGCACTTCGCGGACTTGGAGGTGGTTTGCGAAAGCAAGGCGCGTCACGGTGCTTGCAATTCGCCGCACGATGGCGGGGGCGTGGGTGTCCTTAGCGTCTGCGATGAGGTCGGTGTCGGCCATGTTCTCTGCCACACTGCGGATTTGATCGGCTGGGAAGGCGTTCTTGATGGTAGCAACGCTGAGAGTAACAACGTGGCATGTGACGCATTCGTTGGCATGCGTGGCGGTGATGCCGCATTGTGTGCATTGTCCCGGCTGTCTTACGATTTGTCGGCTCATGTCCATCCCTTTCGTTTTGGTGCGTTTCCGTTGGCTGTTTCCCATCGGCATGCGTGGGCGTGAACGTCTGGCAGCGACTCAATAAATTTGCCGCGACTCTTGGGCTGCCAATATCCGGCACCTTCGGGAAGTTTGGCGTTCATGTATTCGGTGATGCGTTTCCAGTCGGCATCGTCGAGGCTGGCGAGGCATGAGCCATTTCGCATCATGGATTGCTGTTCCTCGTAGGTGAGAGCGAGCTTCCAAGCTGGCTTGACGCTCTGTATTCGCTTTTGCAGCGCGATCATGTCGGCTGCGGCTCCAGTTGGCATGATTTCGTGCAAATCCGGGGGGGGTTGCGGAGCGAGCGCGCCCTCTTCTCTCTCTCTCTCTGCTTTTGTATCTGTATCTACTATGTCCCTCTTTTGCGTTACTTCATCGTTACTAGGCGTTACGTTGGCGTTACTATCCGTTACGGAAGCGTTACGCTCTCTATGCCTCCTTTGGCGTTTTGCATTATTGGCTTTTTCATCCTCCTTAGATGCCATGAGTCTATACTTACCATGGTTTAAAAGCTCCCACCCTCCATCAATAGGCGATATTCTACGCCCTTCAAAATCAGGAGTCCTGCTATAAGCATCAGGTGACATTAGCTTTTTAATGGAAGCTTCACAGTCTTCTATCGTAACGCCCGCAATTCTAGCAAGACCTGGAATACTCGCTTGAACTTCCCCGTGTTGATCTGACATCGCTAATAGCGTAATCCAGATGATTCTAGTTTTATCATCCTCCGTCCAAATGGTTGAAGTGATGATAGAGTTAAATAATTTAGTGTAATTAGGCATGATTTAAATTTGTGAGTTATGAAAGCGTTACTATATCGTTACAGTAACGCTTCACCGTGACTGAATTATTGCATTTTCTTCTATCTGGTCAACTGGTTATTTTGTCGTTTCGGTTATACTCATTCACCACCCTAGTGAGCTTGATGCACTCATTGACGGCTTTCGTTAACTCTTCCTTTAGCTTGATATGTTGCTTTAGTAAGTCGCAAGCATCGTCAATCGCTGATCCTATTTCTCTTGCCGTGTATGTATCTTCAACTAAGAATCCATCTTCTACTTTACTCCATCTACTAAAAGCTTCTAGCGTCTCTATTGTTTTCTTTATGTCGCTCATGGTTTACTAGCGTCAATTATGTTTAAATATGCGTTCTTTTTGCCGTCATCAATCCAAGTAAAAGCTCCTATTACTGTCTTTGGTAAACCCTTCCCAAATAAAACTTCATTTGTTGCATCGATCAAGTTAACAGATGCCTCAGCCATCTTTAGAAAAATAGCAAACTCTTCAATGCACGCAGATCTTCTATATTCTGGCACGTTTAGAAAGTCTCTTACGTGTTCTATTCTATATGTGTTCTTTATATCACTCATGCCGTTGCCCTTTCTAGTCCTAGCAATCTGATCGCTGTATATTCTCCAAGCTCAGTCAGCTTGTAAGTCGTGAACTCTTTCCGATTGTGCAAAGACTTTGACCCAGACTCAGTGACGTAACCTTGCTTAGATAACTCCAATAGATGCCTACTGCCTCGCTGGTGACATGTCTTTACCTTATCCCAAATTTCCTGCTTTATCGGTCTATCTAGTGAAGCAATCGCAAGTATCATGTCGCATTTCTCTTTTGAGATTCCGCTCATTGACTTTGACCTAGCGTTAGTGTCCACTATCCTGTGAAGTGTCTTGTTTTCGTGCATTTTCATATTGTTTATTTAGCTACTAACCAAGACGGCATAGAGCATTCCATGTTAGGGTTATAATCTACTTTAGTTTCTCTTTCCTCGGATTTAGAAAAGACGGCGTATTTCATGTGGTGTTTCATTTCATCGTGCTTACTAATCTTATCTTGAATCGTCTGCCAAACTGACATTTCAGAATCGGACATAAAGACATGAACATAAACTTCTTGATCTTGTCCGAATCTCCATGATCTTCGAATTGCTTGATAGTATTTCTCGTAACTGTAAGAAATGGACGCAAAGGCAATGTTTCTACAATGTTGCCAGTTCATCCCGAACCCACAGATCGACGACTTACTAATTAGAACTCTAACCTTGCCATCTGTGAAAGCGTTTAAACGTTCTTCCTTCTGATCTGGCGTATCGCTACCTTTTACCTCTACCGCGTCAGGTATGGCTTTTTTTAGATATGCACTTTCATCGTTAGATTCGCACCAAACAATCCAAGGTTTATCGCTAGTGTTGACTAATTCTGCAACCGCGTCGCATCTTTCAATCATCGTTTTTCTTTTAGTTCTATGAAGATCCGTTGCTGATGTTGTGGCAATATCAAATAACATCCCCTCACTTGATTCTAAAGGTGAGTTGAATACGTGAGTGATCGTATTTAGCGGAGGTAAGTCATAACCCTCGTTAGAGTGCCCTAGGTCGCTTGGCTTTGATACGCACGCCGCCCATGAGCTAACCCATTGCCAAAAGTCTTTGACGGCATGTTTTTTGAGTCTCCAATCAGCCGTATTTGCTGAGTCATGCACAAACCAACGAGTAAGCATTTCTTGAGTATTCATTATGCCCAAAAACTCCGCATGATTACCTAGCTCGGTATAATCATTCGGCGCGGGAGTTGCAGTGCAACATAACCTAAATGGAGTATTTTTAAATAACTCTATCAGCTTGCTTTTAGTCTTTGAGTTTTGACCTTTAAGAATTGAGCTTTCATCTAAAACGACTCCCTTAAATTGATCGCAGTCAAATAATTCGATTCTCTCGTAGTTCGTTATAGTAATATCGCTAGTCACAGATCCATCCCTAGAATAAACTATATCCATGTTTAGATGCTTTTTAGCCTCTTTTATTGTCTGACTCGCTACCGCCAAAGGAGCAACGATTAAAACCTTACCGTCAATATGTCTTGCCCAGTCTAGCTGTAAGAATGTTTTACCTAGTCCAGTATCCAGAAATGCGGCACTTCTTCCGATGTTTAATAAATGAACTAAGCAGTCATGCTGGTGAGGTTTTGCATTCTTATGAGGTTTAGCTTTGATCGATGTTTTCTCAATCAATGACTCTTTTTTCGACGCTAATAATTGAAGATAACTAGACATTAAATAAGTCTCCTTTCTCCATTTCAGATTGTTCTAAGAATCTACTAGCTTGGTAGAAATATGATTCCTTTAACTCAGTCCCGATAAATTTACGTCCATATTTTACAGACTGATAACCCTCGCTGCCAATACCCATAAACGGGCTTAGTATCGTATCGCCTTCATTGCTCCAAAGTATCAAACAACGATAAATGAAGTCTAACTGTAACGGGCAAATATGTTTCTCATCTTTATCGGTTCTCCCGTCTCTACCGTTCAGCACGTTAGTTTGGTTAATATCCATCCATACAGGCGATGCCCATTGTTGCCATTGATCTACTGGGAACTCTTCTTTAGTGTGTGTTATCGGTTCTAGGTTTTCGCCTGGCTTTACAAATACAAGTAAGTAATCAGGATTCCCCATGCGTGATCGTGAAGAGTCTTTTTTGATTGTTTTATGGAGCAATCCTAGTGCTTTTGTCCTTTGCATTTCTACAACTGGATCTTTCCAAACGGTAACTCGGCAATGGAATATCCATCCAGCTTCGATATGAGCTTGTATAATTTGCCCTGAAAAGTCTCGCCTTCCAATATATCCATGCATAGTCTTTGAGCTAGGCAAGTCCATGCAATGAACGCATGATAGCCTGCCTTTTTTGGTGACTCTAAATTTCTCTGCTATGAGGTGTTTATATTGATCGAAAAACTCATCGTCATTCGCGCAATTTCCCATATCCGCTACTGAATCAGAGTAAACGTATAGGTTAGCAAATGGCGGCGAATAAATTGAAAGATCAATTATTTCATCGGGTAGTTGTTTAATGAGTTCAACGCAATCGGCATTGTAGATGCTGTGGTTCTCTCCGTGTGATTCGTTTATTGCTTTTAGTTTCATATTTTCGTTTTCATAATGTTGCCCTGGGGCTGTGTTGTTAGTTGTCTGAGTGTCTCCATGAATAAGTTCCGCCATTAAATCCAGTGTTTCTAATACTGTCGTTGCGCTCATCTTCTGTGCATATTCCTGTGTAAGTATAAACCACTTCTCCAAATCCATTTAGCTTATCATCCTTGCGGACATTAGTAGCTATAAATTGCTTGCCGTAATTGTAAACGATTTGACCTTCTTTTAGTTCTTTAGTTGCTGTCATAATTTTAATTAGTTGCGAGCTGTTTCGCTCTGTTGAAATGAAATTAGTTTATTTTATTTAAAAAGTAAACAATTATTTTATTTTATTTTTAATTTCATCAGTTCCATCCCGTAAAGTGCGATTAAGAATGCGTCAATTAAACCTTCGTGTGGCGTTCTATGTCTTTTTGTGGGTAGAAACTTTTCATCTGGTCTTAACTCCAATGCTTTCCTTTTTGCATAAATCTTTGTTTTCCCCTTTGGTATTTTTTTACCCAACATTCTAGTTTGCCAACTCTGTGGAGTGACTCTTAGCCATTCCCATCCTTTAGCCTCAAATAGCCCTCTAAGGCTGTGAAATGATGATGCCACGCTATATGCGGTGCTTGGTGTCTTGCTGTTGTTAGGTTCTTCGATGATAAATAAAACATCATGCGAATTATCATTGGTTACGTTATTTATCCATTCAATAACGCTCATAATATTCACCTCATTTCTTGATCTCCATTCCTTAGCAGGCATTGTTGACATGCCTAGAATCTCACCACTAAAAGATGATATTGCTACTAAGCCACCTGAAATACCGTTGTCGATGCCAATGATTATGTTTTTCATATCTCGTAAACTTCAATCATTGTTTTTCCAGCTAACTCTGGAACGTCTCGGCAGGTGGCGTCTTGTTTGAACTCGTAGGTGTAAACAAACCATCTTTGTAGCCATTCAAGTTGAATTAGAGCTTCTCTTATTTCAAGAAAATTTCCATTGCGTCTAGTGTATTCCGTAAATAGCTTCTGATCTTTCCTCAAATATCTCGTAACAACAATCTTCACTAGCTTGCCTTTAGCTTCGTGATGTTCTTTGTTGCCGATCAAATCCGCGTATGATTTAGCGATTTTACTAGACGCAAAATAGCGATAATCCGCGCACCTTGGCGAGTTGGTTAATTCGATTGGTAATATTTCTCTGAATAGTAGGTTCATGCTTCATCCTCCCATAGTGATAGTGTTCTAAGAAATGCCTCTGCTTCTTGCTCGGCTGTGGCGTTTAAGAATTTAAAAGAATTTAATGGTTGGTGAAATTTAGCAAGATGTCCTGCGTAAATTTCCCATTGTTCATCTGATAATAACTTTTTAGCCTCGTGCATGGCGTTCAGGTCGTTTAGGTAATCTGGTCTGCTATGGTTACTAGCAAGTTCGCCTTTAGGATTCATACACCATACCTCAGGCATTATCCAACCTTCTTTTAATTTCATAACGTCTGGATGATCGTGATTTACCCACCCGCATACTTCACTAATCTTTATTCGTTGCTTTTCCTTGTCCATTACGCAACCTCCTTTCCATCTGGTAAAATAGCGTCTAGGATTATCTGCCTTTGCTCCGCGTATCGAATCACAAAGTCATTTAAAACATCATTTACCTTTTCAGTAAACTCATCTCTTTCTATTTTCAAAATCAAAGGTTTCAACCCAGGGAAGTAGCTCATAAAATACCAGAAAGGTAAGCCAGTGACAGCCATAGAGCCGTGAACTTGTAGCTTGTATTCATCTGGCATGACTCCACCAAGTAAATGATCTACGTGTTTATCAACTTGCGGACATTTGATTTCTAATCCTCCAATGTAGCAGTTAGGAATAGCTATGTTGCGATTTCCTACAATCAACCCATCTGGTGAGCATCCAATAGGGGCATTATCAGCGCGATTGACAAATCCAACCTCGACAACATCTAGCCTCATTACTTCTGAAAAATGTTGTCTCGCTTCATCTTCCATAACGCATCCCCATTCAGTGTATTTATTACCTATAAACTGCATAGGGTCATCACATACGCATTCTCTCACTAGCTTTTGCAAGTATTTCTGTGATGACTTTGAAAGCTGTCCCGTTGGTGTAAGTATCTTATCAAAGTCTGATGCCGTGATTCTGCCTTTACGAAGTTGAAACCACTCTTCACTGCCTTGTTCTAATTTTTCTGCAATTATCATTACTCAGCTTCCTCCTCGCTAATGGTTGAGATTGCTTTGAACGGGTCTATGATTTCAGTTCTAATCGACGTTGCGTTTCTCATTTGAGTAAGCTGATATTTATCTTCAATGCTGATAGCTTCCATAATTTCAGGATTAAGCGGCCACATTTTAGAGTCTCTCTTGATTGCTGTTTTCTTCCACATTTCCACTTCATCCGTATTCCACGGGCATTCTTTCTTATATTGAAGATAAGCTTTCCAAGCTTGTGATCGATTACGAACTGATTCCATTTCTTGTCTTGTTAATGGCTCTCCGTATGTAGTCGTTCCGCTTTTCCATACAATTTTAGTGTAAACGGCTTTTACCTCACCTCTATCGTGGATAGGGTTGAAACTATGCTCAGGAATGCCGTTCTTGACGATAATATCATCATTCTCGCGGATAGTGTATGATTGAACGTCTAACACGCTAGGGTCGCGTCTAACTATATCAATGATGCCTTTGTAATCTAGTTGTAACTGACATTCTACCGTTCCTGATTTATTATTATTGTAAGGTATCAAATGCACCCTTCTACCATCTGGCTCTAATCCTAGCGATGATAGTTCTAGAAGACATTTAAAGAATGACTCTTGTGTGCATTCTTGAAGCTTCGGAGTCTTACTTAATGCTGTGATTGCGATTCTCACGAATCTGTCAGGGTCTAAATGCTTGGGCATAGCCTTGGCAAATTGATCTCTCATAGCATCACTTGATAGATGCTGTTTTAATGTCACTGGTAATGCTGTTTTCTTTTCTAGTTCGTTGCTCATAATTTCCGTTGTTATTTGTTTTGTAATTTTGGTTTCTTTAGGAGTTTTAAGCGTCTCTCTACTTCGTAGTTCCATGCTTCTTTTACGTCAGATATCGCCATTGCTCCCCCTAAACTCATTGGACTAATTCCAGTCCAATCAGTGTCGTAACTGGGGCACGGTTCATTTACGTTTGAGCAACTTATCCAGCATGTTGTTTCAGCATCTTGAATTTTAGGAGTCCATCCACAGTGAGGACAATTTAATAATGTTGCAGTTTGTTCTATTTTTCTTTCTTTCAGTATCTCCAATGCCGCTTTTCTGCGTTCTGTTAGATACTTGATTGCGTGTCCTTTGGCGTTTCTAAGTTCGCCTTGGCATTTGTGAGCGATGATTTCTAGCAAAGTGCTGTCCTTGTCTTTCAATTCGTGCTTGTGGTTAATGTCTTGTGCCATGTTATCCGTTCCTTTCCATGTCTTCCGCTGTTTCTGCGCGTCTTTCCTCTGCCTCGCTTTGGGCGTGTTCTGCCATCAAAGCGTCAATGTCTAGCGAGTTAATCCAGTCGATGACTTCCTTCATGATCTCCATTGATTTATCTAAGACTTCGATATGATTTTCGCAATCTCCCTCGCTGTGTATTAGACCTGCTAAGTCTAAAAAGTAATCATCTACGTTCTCTCCATTAGATCTGAATAATGAACAAAAGTTTATGTCTTTTTCTTCTAAGTCAAAATCAACTCGGATATCGTAGATCTGATTAAGCGTGATTGTTTTTCGTTCTGTCATATTCTTAGATTCCGTTAACTGCTTTAATGACTGCTGATAGATCAAGATTATCCACTGTTTGCTCCAAGACTTTGATTTCTACTTCTTCCGATGATTCAAAATCAGGTGCATAACCACGAACCGCTTTAAATGGATTTTTCTCTAGGAATTTTTCTTCTGATAATCCTATTCTCGCGTTAATTCTTTTAGCTTCATCAAGCTCTTGCTCTGTCCATATTCTTTCGCCTATGACTTGATATTCACCTTCTTTAGTGACTTTCTTTGTTTCGATTTTCGTTATAGTAATTTTGTAGCTCATAATTATTTTGTTTGTCCTCGTTTGTATAGTTCGTTTAGCGCCGCCTCACGTCTGCATTTAGCCCATTGAGTAGAGTTAAAGCGTAGATCAGCTACAATCGCTCTCAGCGCGTGATCTGATAGGTTTAACACCGCTTTCTTGTGCGTTGTTATGTCTTCTCTGAATGTTGTTGTCATTATTCGACTCCTTTCCTTGCTTCCATCATTGCGTCTGCGTAAATATAAGCTTCTTTCGCGGCTTCCTTTGGAGTGTAGCGGCCGCCATAAATATCAAGTGCTACTAATTCGGATAATGCCTTGCCCGCAAAGTAATCTCGTAATTCAATTTCCATTACTTTGCTCCTTTCAAGTATTCGTAAATTGCCTGATTAGTAATGAACTCCATCTTCAGACCTTTTTCCGCTGATTTAAGTTTCAGCAACGCGTGGTTTTCATCGCTGATCTTGACCAGCTTCCCGACTGTTTTTATTTTTGCTTTTTTCTTCATGTTATTTCTAGTTTAAAATTATCCAAGTTATCAATCCTGTCATCAAAACGGATTGAGCGATTAAAAGATAAAGCAAAGGCTTCATCTTGGCTGTGAGACGTTGCGCCTCCATTTGTGCATTTCTGCTTCTCATTTTATGCTCGGTGTAGAGCTGGTCGTTTATTGTTTGCATAGTGTTATTTGGTTAATTGTTTATTAAAGTATGGCAGGACATCCCTCATTTTCCATAACCATGAGCCTGTGGCATTTTTTATTTTGAATGTAAAAGTTCCAAGCTTTTATGAGTAATATAGCTACCAAGTAACCGCTTAACTTATGGTTCGATTGATTATTGCTAATCATCTTATTCCTTAATGTTAAAATTGGATCATCTATTTCAAGTCCCGCGCCGATAGTTAACGAATCAAAAAAATAATCTACTATGTTAGTGTTGTGACCCCTATCAATTAAAGCCACAGCTACTAACATTCCGCTAATAGAAGATGGAATTATATTTCTAGCTTTAACTCCTACGCTCACAGCGTGACTATATTCTTCTGGATGCAAGTCATATTCTCGTATCATGTCAGCAGTTGATGATTTAATGTAGCTGTTTAATGATCCTCCTGATATAATATTGCCTGAGCCGTCTTTCTTTGTGTTGACGTTCATCGCTCGCCTGTAATTTAAAGTTGATTTAACAGCCGCTGCTATGTAGTTTGAGCTTTTTACTCCATGTATTGAGAATATATTAGCAGCACCTCTGCTTTTGCCTGTATTGATAGTTAAAAAAGCATCTTTAGACACTCCTCTGACTACTAAGAAATCGCACTCATAACCTGATTCAATCACTGCTAGTAATCTGTGTTGCCCGTCTATTAATTCGCCATCTATGTTAAATATAATAGGTTCACCGTTTTCCATCCATTGACCCTGCTTCATCTGTTGAGCCAAGTGTCTTACATGATTTTTAGTTACGTTCCTTTGCTTTTCTAAATTTGATTCTAGGTATAATCTGGCTTGATCTGGATTAATTCTTTCTATTGTCGTTTTCATTATTTTAGTTAGTTAGTTGTTGTGAGCTTCTTCCGCTCTGATAAACGAACAAATAAACTAAATTATTAAATTGTAAATAATTATTTTTAACTTTTTTAAATTTCCTTTACGTATCTAGGGAAAGAAATTTCTATCTTTACTTTTTTAAAGATTTAGCGATATTGCGGGAACTATGAATGAAAATGAAGATCAAGACATCACGATAAGCTATCCATGGGAGCCTGAATGCTTAGATCACTGGTATAAAATGCATAAAGGTTATTTTTGCTGGTCTATTGTTTGGGAAGAAGGTAAAGGCACTATTGAGATATGGAGAAAAGGTGAATTTGACCCTGACTTGTATATCGAGCTAGAAAATCTACCATGCTGGAATTAATTTTAATACGAATAAAACTATGAAAAAATTAATAACACAAACTGAGTTTCGCCGAGTTGCTTTCAATGGCAATTCATCGAAGCTCAGTTCGAATCTGAGTCGCTTGCCGAGGGCTGGCGTGAAGGGAGCTGGGGTGCAAGTTCCCCGTGATATGTGTTCTATTAAATGGATAGGACTAACTCTAGTGAGACAAATGGCACGGGCTGCACGTCCGATAGCAACCTAGCGGAATCTAGGCTAGTGCATAAACCAACTAACAAAACTATGAAAAAGATACTAATTACAACGATGCTTACTTTAGCAACTATCTCGCCTTTATTCGCTCAAGGTGCTACTGGATTAAATAGCGAAAGAACTCGAATTGAC